AACAACACTATTTTACTTACGTCAAATAACTATTCTATCAAAATCCCATATGATGATGAAGTAATTGAATTAGAAAATAAACGAGTGTTTATTGACAAACGAAAAATTAATCCTACGAAGGTATTCAAATTAACCAGAGATGATGATGTCTTATATGATTATGGTGACGAATATCACGGAAGTATTTTGAATTTTATTGCAGATAAGGACGAATTCAATCCAACTGTCGATAATCAGGAACTTAGGATTTGCAACTACAACTCTCCTCTATCCACTCCTGTTCCACCACCTTCAACAACTGATGAAATAGTTGCTTCAATTTCAGGTGGTGACACATTGAGAATTGGACGAAAAAAGTCTTGGAAGGTAGATTTTACTGATAAAGACGGTAACATTATAAATAATATAACTTTTTCATGGAACGTAAAGGCTAATTTTAATGTAACACAGGCAGTTACAGATAATATAATCCAATTATTTGTGGATGACGACTCATTAATAGATGAACCGTTTTTATTGCAGGTTTTGGATAAAGATGGAACTGTATTGGCTAAACATGAAATAGTTGTTGTGGAAGGATGGTGATAATTGTGTCAAATTTATACGTTGCGAGTAAATATAAAAGTGATATTATCAACCTTCTATATGGTAGTGATAATTTTATTAAGCTTATTAATCCTATTTCACAAAGCAAG